CCTAGTTTTCCAGACTCAAGTGCGTGACCAAATTTTGTTGTTTCAGAAGTTAGTTGAACTGTTTGTTTTGTAAATGCACTGCTTGCAACTAAAGCATTGCTAAAATCATTTGTTGCTGTTTTTAATACAGCAGTAAGTTGTGGAGATAATACACCAGAGCCAAGTCCTGCATTAAGGGATGCAACTTGTGCTTGCAATGCTTTTATTTGTGCATTGACAGCGGTAAAATCTCCAAGTGCAACTATATTTAGCTCTATATTAGCCAATTAATTTGCACCCCCATTTATTCTTGTGTCATAAAGCCTAAGCCTTCACCTGGACCAAAGCCTTCTTTTGATGCAACATATGGTGAATTTAAAGAAGAAACATCTTCTGCTTCTTTCACACTTTCTTCAAGATCTACACCTTGAATTGATGCTGCAAACTTTTTGTCATCATAGTCTTTCTTTCTTGAAGCATCTAACACTGCTGTCAGTTCCTCAAGGGAAAGATTTGATTCTAACTCGTCAAAATTTTTCCAATGACCGAGTAAGAAAACTTCAGACTCTAAGGAGCGTAGATCTAGTTCGTCCCAACTAGAGCTGCTCCCAGAAGGTTTGGGTCTGTTAGCTTTAGACCTCCAACAACTTCAAGAATTTTCATCATTGTAGGTACTTCAATAACATCTTCAAACTTATCTTTATCTTGCGACAAATCTGGTCTAATTGTTTCTAGGCATGTCATGGCTGCTTTAATAAATACTTCCATTGCAGCATCTGGATCTTCACTGTCTGTTCCTTGCATGGCGTTAATAATGTCCATGAATTTTCTTAGCTGCTTGATAGGCAGCGGTTTTAAGGTGATGCTTGTTCCATCACTCAATTCAATATCTACAATATCATATACGGTTGTTGCCAATTTATAGCTCCTTTGTTATTAGTTAAATTATACCAAGTTTATGGGTATAAACAAATTCAGAACCCCCGCCTTTCGGTGGGGGCCTGAAATCTATATTAAGTTTTTTTACTGCTTTTTAGTATTAGTATGCGCCGTAAACACGGTCAATAACAACACCATATTCTGAACCAGAATAGTTTAGATCAGAATCAGGCAAGCAACGGAAGTTCACTGGGAACACTGTTGCTGCATCACGCTTAAGCGCATGCATTGTTGTATCAATTGAAACAACACGACGTGCAACATAAACACGCTCTTTGGTGTGAGCAACATCTGTTACTGCACCAACTGAACCATTTTGTGAAGGATCATCAAAAGAAACTGATGTTCCGATTTGAGCTGGAGATTGTCCAACTGCAATAAGAACACGCTCTACTGGAGCATCACCAAGTGCGCCTGCTGCAATAGCAAGTGAAGCTGCTGGTGTATCAGTGTTGCTGTTGTAAGCACTATCGTTATTAACGATTGTTGCTTTGTTAACAACTTGAAGAGAAGAATTTGGAACATAAACGCTATCCATTTGTCCCCATGAGAACTGCATGTTCTCAAGAGTTGCTTCTGTAAGTTCTGTCTTAAGCATAACTTTAAGTGTTTGCTTGAAGATACGAGCTGCATCAAGAAGTTGATCAACCATTACTTCACCATATGTTGGCTCGTATGAAACTTCAAGACCTGTGCTTGTGTAACCAACTTCACGATAAGCTGAAGACTGGAGAAGACCAGTGCGTGCTGATGTGTTTGTTGGCATTAGAGCTGAAAGATCTGTTTTTGTTGTTGTTGGACGACCTGTATTGTTTGAGCTGTTACCAACTGAAACGAATAGAGATGCTGCACCAACGATTACATTTTTAGTACTTGTAGCCATTATTTATTTCACCACCTTATGTATTTTAAAAATTAAAACAAAAAAGTGACAACTTGCTTCCTCATAGAAAATCATACCATTTAGGCAAAATAAATCAAAGTTTAGATATACTTCCCAGTATTATTGATTCCTTCATCTACTTCACGTGTATATGTGTATCCAAATGAAAAGTCCCCGCTCATGTATCCACCTTCATCAATAAATGGTTGAACTGGATTTGCTGCCTCTAACTTAAAATACAGGAATTTAAATGGACTTCCAGAAGCTCTTGCAGAGTCATTAATATCACGGGCAGATAACTCATATCTCCTAAATAGATCTGTAAGAAAGTTTGATATTGCCAATATCTTGGAGTTGTCTCTGGATATGATTTGTAGAACCATTGTTTCTTCAGATATCCACCATTGTACTCCATAATTTTTTTGAATAATGTCATAATTTATATATGTCTTGCCTGGAAGCAAATTATTAAATTCTGGAACTTGTTGAGAAGGAATAATTGGAACAAGTGGCTCTGAAAATCCATCAGCATAATAGTCTTGTGGATCTAAAAGATTAACAGCTTGTAATTCTGCCCATATGGCATTTCTTACATCAAATGCTGCTACTTTTGAATAATCTACTGTCATTTAATTACACTCCCTACATCTATTTGGTTTGCAATGTTTGCTACCGCTGCTTGAACTTGTGCAATCCCGCTGCGACTTGAACTCAAAACATTTGATACATCATTAGCTATTCTCTCATACAATCCAGATGAATCCATAATTTCATTGCCATTTTGCGTATACCAATTCAACATATATTCAGCAAAAGCATTCTTTGTTTGAATACCGCCTGGATGAAGAATATTAATTTGTGTTCCAGGTTTTATAAAAGCTATTCCATTATTTCCCATAAAAGCTAAAACTCTTTTTGCATTAAAAGAAACTGGTGTGCCTGCTTCCATTACTTCTGCTTTATTTGCAAAAATGCTTCTTCTTGAAACAGATTTTCCTGTTACTCCAGGCATTAATAATTCTGGAGAAACTGGAACTGGTAATCTAGAAGGTAAAAAATTAGATGATATAACTAAACTACCATTAAGAATTGCTGCTCTTCTTAATTCAAACAATCTTGCATTTGATCTACCAATATTGCCCCACTCATAAACGTGATGCATTTTTTTTGGATTTACTCTTGCATAATTGTCAGCAGCAATCATAAATCTTTCTCCAGTAATTGAGAATACTGCTCTTGATATTTCATCTAGTACTTTGGGTTTAGTTAGCTCTTTAATTCCCGCCAAAACCCCATCTAGGTCTTTAACTAATGCTGCTGTGTCAACCTCAAGTTTGACTGTCATCTTGGACTTCGCTTCTTAGAAGTACTGCTTCGTAATATCCTATTTTTCCAAAAGGGTCCATGACTGCGTGAGAAGCAGTAACTTCAAAAATTGTATCTGGTTGATCATACTTATCTATTTCAATAAAAATTGGCTGATTGTCGCTTGTTCTAATATTTTGAATACGCCAACGCTTACTCATCAATTCAAATGCATACATTTTTAATTGCATTTTTTCATCATAATTAAGGTCTGCTGTATTTCCAAAAGATTTGTTATCTGATCGCATTGAAGCTCCACGCATTTTAACTGGATCTATTTTACACTGAACTGTTCTATTATATATCCATTCACGCTGAATAGCTCCTGTGCTTGGGTTTTGTACATTTTGTTGAATAAAAACATCTGCCTTCATATTAAAAACAGAAGAAACAAAAGATGCGGGAGTACGAGAACTAAACATTAAATTATAACAATATTTGCCTTGCGGTATTGATCAAGAATATTATCTACTGTAATATTTCCTGTACCATTAAAAGCACCTTTAGCCATTTCAAATGAAATTTCACTAAGGTTTACTTTTGACAAATACTTGTTCCTCCAGTTATAGTCATTTGATAAAATATCTTGAACTAGTAGCATTGATGCTAATTTGATATCTTCTGGAACATACTTATATCCTACATGTCCCGCAAAGCGATAAAGGTATCCATCTCTAAATCTTCCTGGATAAAGAATTACTGGGTCCATTTCATTGTTCCAACCCATATCCCAACCTGGATACCAGAGTCTAAGCTGGTACCCTGTAGGACTAATTTCAACACTAGAACCAAATGTATTGTATACTGGGTCTTGTGTATAATCAGTAACTAAAATTTGATTTTCCCAAATTTTATCTAATGTTATCATTTTTTCAGTTAATTCAATTGTGTTTGCACCAATTCCATATACTTCTTGAAACCCATAATAAGTATAAAATTTAATGCCTGTATATCCTTCAATAATTGTTCTTGCAACTTTTTCTGCACTAACTATAGATTTTGCATCCATGTAGTTTATTTCTGAAGGAATAGAGCCATAGCCTAAAAAGTCTATAGTTTCTGATGTTGTAGAATATGGTGTTTCAACACCATAATAATTTGTTTGAGTTACTGGAATACTATTTACTGTGTAATGCCAGCGTACTTCTAAAACACGATTTATATTGGTTATGGCGGGTGTTAATAGAAAAGAATATATTCCTGCAGGTGTCTCATCAATTGCATCTAACGCCTCAAACCCCGTAATTGGAGCATCATCATTATCTGCATCATATATTGATAATGTTGGAGTAGAATCTGCTTGAGACAAAGCACCATTGTCATAGACTTCTAACTGGATCTTTTCTTGACTATTAGTGTTGATTGTTTGCAATCAGAACACCCCCTATTTTATTTTATGAGTAGAATTCTTGAGCTTCTCTTGGAGTTGCAAGACTAAATCCTTTGTATGTATCAAAAAGAATCTGTGCTTCTGATTCTGCCATTGGTACAAATGGATGAGATGCTGTAAAGACATATGGTCCAGCTTGAAATGAATGGTTTGATTTATTCATCTTTACAAGTACTTTATTTTCTTTATTCACTGTTTTTGGCTCTCTCTTTTTCTTTTCAATCTCAGGTATTTCAATTTCTTCTTTTTTAACGTTATTAAACTTATCATACATTTGATAGCTAATACCTTCTTCTTCAAGAACAGCAATAAGTTCTTTCTTTGTTTTAGCTGTTGAAGCATCTACTGCAAATGAATCTGCAATTTTTCTTAGTTCTGTAATTTTTAAATCTGTAAACGACATTTGACTTCCTCTCGTCATTGTTAATTATACCAGAAAATGACCAAGGACGGGATTTGATTCCCGCCCTTAATCTTGCAACTAATTAATATTAGTATGTAGTTGTGTACGAACCAGAGTTTGATCCACCTGTAATGCCAGCTCCGTTAGAGCCTGCACCAAATGTAACTGCTGTATTTGCAGATCCTGCTACCTTGATATTTGTAACGAGAACGTGTGCATCGTAGTTTTCCATAACCGCACCGACACGAATGAATAGTGTATATTCAATTGTATCTTTCTTTGGTTGGAATAGACGATAGACTGTTACGTCACGCTTAATACCAATGATAAAGTTCTGAGGAAATGTCAAATGTAGATCTCCGAAAAGACCACCAGTTGCGTCATAACCTGTATGCCATGCAGCCTTTCCAGTTGAATCAAGAGTTTCATCCATAAGAGGAACGTTGATTACTGGAATACCGAATGCAAATGGTGTTACAGAACCTGGACCACCATCGTTAGCAACAACATCACCACGAATGATACCTGAAGCGATATCAAATGGGTTAGCTGAGCCAGCTGATTGTGTTTGGTTGTATAGATAATCTTGTACCAAGTTAGATCCTGAGAAGAATCTTAGTTGATTACGACGTTGCTTGTACTTACGAGGCAAACGCTTAATTGCTTCGTTAAATACTGCTTTGTCAAGTCCAAATCCACCTGCATCAACAACGTGTGCGTTGTCGTATGCTAGTTGACGGAAACCTTTAAATGCTGAAAGCAAACCAGTGCCATCTGCACCGACACCATTGATTAGTACATCCTCAATGTCGTTACCAGCCTGGGTAGCCATCAAACGTGCAATATGATCCTCTAGATCTGGACCTTCAATATTATCTTCAAGAGATTCTGCTGAAAGCTCCCAGTCAAGACGGAGTTTGCGAGTTGTAAGAGAGACCTTATGGAATTGTGCACCTTGTGCTGTAAACGTTGTAGAATTAGCATTTGTGTATGTTCCAGAAGCTCCGACGTAATCACGTGGATTGTCTTCTTGTGCAACTGTCATGATACGTTGTCCAACTGCAACACGATCAATCTCGGTTGTGTTTGAACGCATGCGGATTGTACGAGCAGCCTTAGCTAGGATCGTAGCATCCCACATATAATCTAGGAAACGATTAGCCTGATCTGGATATAGGAGACCTGTACCAGAACGGGTAACGCCATCGCCTGAAAGATCAGACCCTGTTGTTCCAAGATTTGTTGTATCAATTACTTTTTGTAGAAGTTCATTACTCATTTATATTTCACCACCTTATTTTCTTTTATTTATTATATGCTAGAAGCACTGAGGAAAGCACCTTGCCATATACTTTGTTTTGGTTTTGTTTGACCCAATGGAGCTTCCACCCCAATGGACTTCTGTACTGCGGTAGCTGATTCAAAGCCTTTTAGCTGATGATCAACATATTCAATTTTATCAAACATGTCAGTTACCGACTTATTTAGTGTTTCATACTTTGCAACGAGTTCTTCATTTGCCTTTTGAATATCCTCATATCCTTTTGACAAACGAGCCATTTCAGCTCTTGTTTCGTTAACAATGTTGTACATATCTTGAACTGTTGCTGCATGTGTAGCATAG